TTTCGTTTGCTAACATATATATTGTATTATACCACCCCCATTTTGTTTCTATTGTTTCACCAAATTTTGTTTCTGTTCCGTCAGAAGATCCTTCAAAGACTTGTTCGTATGTATCAAAAGTTGTCTTTCTAAATCCGAAAAAAAAACCGAAGCCCCGTTAAACTCCCTTACTGTTAAGTGTTTTTTAAACAGGTTTGCCCGTTCTTCGCTAGGTTCATATTCTTCTATTAAATATTTATTTTCTTCGTCTTTTTGTGTTACTGGTCTATATAATATAGACATGATATTATGCATGTTATTATCAATATCTTTCATATATGTTTCTAAGTCTACAAACTCGCCTAATGTCATATCGAATAATTTAGGATGGAAACCATACTCTATATCTTCTATAGTAACTAAGTGTTCTAACTCATCATTAGGTTCACTTTCTAAAAAGTTAGTTATATGTTTGCCTAATGCTTTTAGTGAATTAACCTCTAAACTATAAATATGTTTCTTAGGTATTTTAGATAAACAATTAATTATTCTAACAAGTCTCTCTATGTCTGACGTTTCTTCTTTGTCTTTTAAAACTTTCATAATACGCATATAACGACCTAATGTTAATTCGTTCCATGTAGTCGGCACGTTGTATGTTTTAGTAGTTTTGTTTTCTATGACATTTACATTCATAATATATAATATAATAAATTGATATTTAGTTTAAAATTTTATTGTATAAAATATTTACCCGCATTAGGATTGTCTAAGTGATATATAACATTGTAACGTACTGCGTCTATAGCGTGGTTAAAATTGTCTACGTATAACTTAGAACCTTTATCAGCGTATATATAGTTGTTTAATTCCTTTACAATATTGGTAGAACAAGAAGATACTATTATTTCATAGTCTTGCATTCGTGTTATACCACTTTCAATAGTACCCTTCTTTACAGGTCTTATATTAACACCTGAATGTCTTAGGTCTTCTATTAGTCTAGGTTCTGCACTATCAGCTATTATAAGTGTGTTGCCTATTTTTTCTAATACTATCTTTGCTAGTTCATGTGACTTTAAACCGTTTCTATATATGTGTTCTTTTAAATATATCTTCTTTTTTGTTTTGTCTATAGCTACTTCTATTAGTGTGTCAGGATCGACAGAGAAACCAAAGTCCATACCGCAAGAAGTTTGTAATTGATTAGGGTTAAATTCTCCTATACTCCAGTTTTCAAAGACTACACCCTCTGCTTTATCTAACCACCCGCCTAGTATTTTATGATTATACTTCTTTATATTGTTTTCTTGTATCGTCTTTATACGTTGTAAGAAACTTTCATTTAAGTTTTGTTTGTTGTCTAAGTATGTAGAATGTATATAACATACGTCGTCTTTAATGCCGTTAAATTCAGAAGATACACCACGTGATTCGAAGAACCTTTTATATATCCAGTGTTCTTTAGTTGTAGGGTTAAGTATTAATACTATTCTATTTTGTACACCCTTTTCTCTAATTGATAAGTCTATAGTGTCGAATGTATTTTCGTCTACTAGTTCTTCTGCTTCGTCTAATATCCAGTTAGAAATACCCTGTAAAGATTTTAGACTTGCTGTCTGATTACCCGCCGATGTTTTAATACCTCTAAATATAATATCACTATTTGTTTTAGTATTAACTACTTCTGACTTGTTAATATTAAATATACTTGTAAAACCTAATAGTCCTATCTTTTCTAAAAACTCAGGCACAATACTTAGGTGTGCACTTATCATAGTATAACGTGTAAATAATATACGTACACCTTTAGACATAGTAAGTAGTGTTAAGAATACAGTAACCGCAAAAGACTTACCAGAACCCCGACCGCCTGTTATAATGTAATACCTACAATTAGAGGTAAACAGGTTATTATATTTACTATTCAGTTTCAGTGTCTATAAAGTTTATTACAGGCATGTTTAAACTTTCGTCATTTGTTGTGACATCTACTCTTTGTTGTGGTTTGCCGTAGAAGTATTCAAAGAATAATTTAACAGACCATTGTTCTTTGTTGTCTAAACCTTTTTTTAAAGCTTCTAATGCCTTAGCGTTCATAGGTGTTAAATTCTCTATAAGTTTTTGTTCTTCTGCTTTGCTTGGTCGACCACCTTTATTACCCTTAGTTCCTTTGTTGTGTTTTCTTTTATCCATTTGTTTTATAAATATAATATCCGTAATGCTTCATACAATTAATATAGTTTGTTTCAAAGTTTAAATCTTCATTATATAATTGATAGTAATATAAAGTGTTTTCTAGACTAAGTGGTGTGTCTTTTTTTTTCACATAGTGAATCCACTCCACGAACCTATATGTTTGTTTTTTCATAATCAGTTTAAATCAGTTAACTGAACTTACTATATAATATAAAAACTTCTTATTTGTTTTCTGGTAAGCAGTTTAACCATTCTAATATTTCTTCTTTGTTTCTCATTACTTCGCCAGTTTCATGGTTTACATAAGTTATATGTGTTTCGTCTAACATGTTTTCTTCTTCTATGTTAAGTGTATATACGTCAGCTGTAAACATTTCTTCTATTGTTTCGTCATATAGCTTAGCTTCAAAGTCTTTTGTTATTATAAACGAATTAGGTAATTTCATATTTATTTTTTAGGTGGTTCTAATATTATGCCTAGTTCTGTCTGTGACCATATTCGTATCTGTTCACAATATTGGTTAAACTCTTCTTTAGTTAGTTCTTTGCTTGTGTCTGTAATAAATAGTCTTTTTAGTTCTTCGTGAATTTCGTACTTATGATAACCTAAATGCATACCCAAAGGTATTACAATACATTTAAAGTAATATTTGTTTTGTGCTTCGGTTCTATAGTTCACGTTTATTATTACCTTTCATTATTCTATCTACATGTTTTTTACTTTCACTGTAACTATGTTTTATTTCGTTTCGTATGATAGTCGGCATACCGTCATCTTCTGTTATGCACTGCATTTCTTTATCACAACACATAGCTTCTTTATTTACTAATTTATTTAATGTTTCGTCAAATGTTAATTTAAATTTAAATAGTTCTTTTTGTGTATCGCAAATATTACATTTATATTTCATCTAATTTATTTAGTAATTGTTGTGGTGTATATATTTTTAACTTGTCGTTATAGTTTTTATATATACAGGTAAATTCTTTTTCATCTTTATTATAAGTCCAAAAGGTTTTGACTCCGTTTTCTATTTGTCTTCTTAATATCTTTTTTATATTATTATATTTCATAATTAAAATACATTTTAAATAATTTCGTTTCTTTCATTAATACCTTTTTTTGTTTCTTCTTTTTTTCTTTTGGTAGGTATCTAGGGTTCTTACTATTTAGTTTTCTTCGTTTCATTTAGTTTGTAGAATTTCATAATATTTTTTGTGTACTTTGTTTCGGTATATTTAACTATTGGTTTTTTATTTAAATTTTGTATACCGAACATTAATTCGTAGCTTATATCGTTTTTTATTGTTTTCATTTATTGTGGGTTTTCGTATGTGTGCTTAGTTCTTAAATATTGGTTTTCTTGTAACTCTGTTTTGTACTTCATACCCGTTATTAGTTCCCAACCTATATTGTGTTTTATTATTTTAGGTATCGACATAACTTTGTTTTTTAGGTCGTCATCTTTATAACCTTTAAATATACTTTCGTATTTAGTTTCTTTATGACGTCCTGTCTTTTTGCCTCTAATTATTTTGCTCATATTTATCTATTTCAAATTGTAAGTGTGCTATAGCCTTTGTAAGACATTCTATCGGTGTGTCGTGTTTTTGATATGCTCGTAAAATGTATGTAACTGCAGTGCCGCAATGATATGACAAATTAAAATTGTCGCATACTTTTCTAGCTTCATAGCCTTCTTTGCCTTTATAATATTTCGGTACTCTGCTATCATTATGCAAACCACCTGTTTTAGTTTTACTTAAACCTAGTTCTTCTTTAGTCATTAACATTTTTGGGTTTATTTCATTTTTACAAATCTTGTCTATGTTTCTTTCTCTGTCGTAATAATATTTACTTTTTGTTTTCGTCATATACTTTTTTTATTCCATTATACACTGTACTTAAACACGAAGCACAATTAGTTGTTACTTTGTAGTTAAAGTCATATATAGTATTATACAATTCGATTAATTTCTTTTTTGTTTCGTGATCTTTTATTGTACCATTGTTTAAATCTGGCATTATTTCTATTACTTCTTTTATTAAATGTTTAGGTAATTGTTTTGGTGTTTCGTACTCTTGCGTCGCTATCCATTTTTTAGGATCGTCTGCACACTCCATAATTGACATACTTGCTTTGATACGCATAAAACAACCGCATATACCACAATTACCTGTATATTTAAAATAGTGTTTACAACCTCTACATATATCTAATCGTTCTTTGTAGGTTTTTTTATCTACTAAAAACTTATTCATTTAACTTTACTTTTAATATGTTTCTGACGTTGTCTATTGTGTTAAATAAACTATTTCTACCTATGCCTGTTTTTTTTGCTAAACTATCTAATGTATTATCTTCATAATAATATAACTTGAACAACTCTCTATCGTACCAGTAAATAGAATCTAAAATTAAATCAATGTCTTCTAGCTTCTTATATTTAAAGCTATTTACTTCGTTCGGTATGTTATAAAGGTTGTTCGGGTTCGTTAGTTCGCCGTTTTCTTTTATCTCATAAGTACAGGTACTACTTCTTTCATCAATTTTAGTATAGTATTTTCTGAACTTATAGTAATAAGGACTATTTTTACTTTGTAGTGACCTTCTAATTACAACTGCACCGTATCGTATTAAACCTTTTTCGCCGTCTTTTTCGTATATACCTTTTAAGGTGTCAGGGTTCATTTGTAATATATATAAATAAAATTCTTGTATTACTTCGTCTATTTCGTTCTTGTCTGTGGTTAGCCCGTAAGTCATCTTAACAAAGTAACTTCTAAGGTCTGCTATTTTCTTATATATTTTATTCATATATTGTTTGTAGTTTAGACATGTCTTCTATTAACTCATAGGACTTTTCACTTATTACATGTTTATATAATCGTACCTTACTTCTATTTCTTTTATTTTCTAAACCTGTCAAATAACCTTTTACCATACATGAAAAGTGTGTAGGTATTATAGACATAAAGTCACTATAGTTTGCTTGACCTAAATTATTAGACTGGTAATTATTGTGGTGTTCTATTATTATGTCACTTATTTCTAAGAAGTCTTCGTACTTTTCTTTTGTACTTGTCACGTCTTCTATATATATGTCTATTGCTTCTAAATAATCATGTAACAATATTTCGTGTTCTATATTAAGACAGACGGGTTTCTTCATGTTTTACTTTCTGTTTGTATTTAGTTATTAGTTCTTCGTATTCGTGACGCATAATCTTTGTAGTGACTTTAGAAAGTTCTTCTAGATTGTCAGATGTGCCTTCACCTATTCTAATATCTAATAACTTAGAGTAAGCATAAATATTACCTGTCAAGTGTATATTACAACGATAACACTGTACCTGTACATTGTCTTCGTGCCACCTTGTAGATAAATGTTTTCTACTCATAAAGTGACCCGCATGAATACCTTTTTTATAATGTGAAGTCTTGTCGCAAGTGAAACATTTAACCATGCCTTGTGGTGTTGCGTATCGTAAACGTATATAAAGACTAAACCACTTGTCAAGCTCTTTTTTAAGTTTACTGATTGTTTTCACGATTACAAGTTTACATATTATATAAAGTAAAAAACAAAGATTTATTTTTTTTTATGAACATTAGATACTTAATAAGTATTGTGCTACAGAAGTTTTATGTCCGAATCTTGTAGTTTTTTTATGGTATGTACTACTAATGTCGTAGCCTTGTTTTCTTAATTTATGTATTTTGTCTGATAGTCTTGTAATGCCATATTCTTGAATTGCTTGCCAACTTGTTAAACCGCCTAAATTTTGTAAGTGCCATAATACTGCGTCTGTCTGATTTTTAACTTGATTTTCTTTGATTGTTTTCATTTTTATTTAGTTTTAGTGATTTATATAGCCTTTTGTGTTCTTCATTATCTAATTGTGAAATTGCTGTAGTTAATAAAACTCGTACCCAGTCACAGTGATTTTTACTTAATAGTTTAGACATTTCTACTGTTTTATCTATAGGTGACTTCATTTTAATTTTTTTTGTATTGATATTAAACCAGTACCTTTACGACTTCTATATCTTAGTCTTTTGTCTTGTCGTTCTGGTTCTTTACTTGCTTCGTTCCATATTAACTGTCTATGTGCTTTGATCCATTTGTAATAGGTCTGTACATTTAGTA